ATTATTATTAACATAAAAGACATTTTAGAGGAAAATTAAAAATGGCATTACCAAAATGGACAGACGAAAGAACTTCAGAGTTAACTTCTTTCGTGGGCAATGAGAGCCCTATATCTCAAACAACTGTTGCTTCAGCAGCAGAACAGTTAGAAACTTCAACAAGAAGTGTATCTAGCAAACTAAGAAAGATGGGTTTTGACGTAGAACTAGCTTCTGCTTCAGCTTCCAAGTCTTTCTCAGACGCTCAAGAAGCTACTTTATCAGCTTTCGTAACTGATAACAGTGGTTCTTACACATATGCAGAAATTGCATCACACTTTGAAGGCGGAGCTTTTTCAGCTAAGTCAATTCAAGGAAAAATCCTTTCTATGGAATTAACAGAGCATGTTAAACCTGCTCCTAAAGTAGAAACAGTTAGAACTTATACTCCTGAAGAAGAAGTAACATTTGTTGAAATGGTAAACGGCGGAAGCTTCGTAGAAGAAATCGCTGATGCATTAGGCAAATCAGTTAATTCAATCAGAGGTAAAGCTCTATCTTTATTAAGAAGTGGGGAAATCAATGCGATTCCTAAGCAGAAAGAAACTAAAGGTTCAAGCAAAGCTGACGTTTTAGCTGACATCGATATCTCTGGCATGACTGTCGAAGAAATCGCTGATTCAATCGGCAAAACAGTAAGAGGAGTAAAAACAATGTTGACCAGAAGAGGTCTACAGTGTTCCGATTACAACGGTGCTGCTAAAAAAGAAATAGGTTAATATTTCGGATTTTAGTTAGGTAGGGGCGTTCTGCCCCTACCCTTTTTTATTTTATACTTGGGAGAGTTAGTTTGAATATTGCGAGTGCTTTACTAAAGCAGATTATAGTGCAGAACGATTTAGATACTTGGTCTAACCTCAAGGAACATTACCTACCTGGTGAATTCCAACCGATATTCAAAATCCTTGATAAACATATCGAACAATATCAAGACCTTCCCCAATTTGAAGACCTACGTTACGAAGTCCGTGACAGAAAACTCCAAGAAAAAATATTCGCTATCGAGTCTATAGATGTCGAGGTCGACGCTTGGCTTTTACTTGACTATTTAAAGAACGAATATGCACAAGTAGAAATTCTAGACCAATTAGATAAGTATATAGATAATACAGTAGCAATGGCTACAGCTGAAGAAAATATAGAACAATTACAGGAAATAGTTTTAAAGGTAAGTGAACAGGTAGATGTCAAACCACCTGCAGAGAGTATGGAAAAAATCTCTCTGTTTGAAGATGACAAAGAACTATCTAGGTATTTACCTTTAGGACTCAATTCTGAATATGATTCGGAAATTCAGTTCTCTCCCAAAGATTTGGTGCTTGTGGGAGGCAGACGTGGTTCAGGTAAGTCAGTTACCTGTTGTAATATTGCAGCTAACGTATATGAAAGTGGTCGTTCTGCTATTTATTTCACTATTGAGATGGATAGTCGTTCTATACTACAAAGAATATGCTCTGTTGCAACTCGTGTTCCACTTAAAAGATTACGCAGTAAAATGCTATCATCTGATGAGTGGAATGCAGTCGCTGGCTGGTGGGCTGGACGTTTTGATGGTGGACATGAATTGTTACCAGAGTTCGAGAAAACTCGTGACTTTGAGGCTTTTCATGATAGACTAACAAGACTTCAGTTACACAAAGATAGGCAAATAGATGTAATCTATGACCCTGCACTAACTCTCTCCAAGATACAGTCAGAACTCGACAAAAAGGTTAATCAACTTGATGTCGGTGTTGTAATAGTTGACTATCTGAACCAAGTGAAGCGCCACAATGCACCAAGTCGCTCTGGCCAATACGATTGGACAGAACAAATAGAAGTAAGTAAGAAAATGAAACTGTATGCACAAGAATACGAGACTATGTTCTTTGCACCCTATCAAACAGATGCAAGTGGAGAGGCAAGGTTTGCAAAGGGTATACTTGATGCTGCAGATGCAGCTTACTCACTTGAAACATGGGAACAGGAAGATAATTGCATGACATTCAATTGCACTAAGATGCGTAGTAATGTTATGAAAAGTTTTAGTAGTGTTATTGATTGGGAAACACTTAAAATCGGACCTCAATCACAAATCAATCCTAAAGACAAGGAAGAAATTTCAAATAGTATGAAAACTGGAGAAGATGTAGACGACTTATGATTTTATACACAGAAAAACAATTAAGTAAAGCATATGGCGAATTTATAAAAAAATTGCCTATAATAGTACCTATGCCAACAAGAGAAGAGTTTAGGTCTATATATGAAGATACAATTAAATTACAGCAGATAGAAATTTGGATAGACGGAAATAGCGATAAATTATGACAGTAGAAGAACTATTACAGGAACGAAAGATACAATATAAGTTGTCTCCAGCAGACGCTATTGTTGCATGTCTTAATCCTGAGCATGACGACAGTAACCCAAGTATGAGAATTGATAGAATTACTGGAGTTTATAATTGTTTTTCTTGTGGATTTAAAGGTAATTTATTTACACATTTTAATGCACCATCTAATCCATTGGATATTCGTAGAGAAAAAGTAAGAAGAAAGATAGAGGAAGTACGTTCCTCTTCTATAGGCTTGAAAATGCCTAAGAATTTTATGCCTTATGTAGGCAACTGGAGAGAAATCTCGCCTGATACATATAAAAGATTTGATTGTTTTGTGCATCCAGACAAACCTTTTACAGGCAGACTCTCCTTTCCGATTAAGGACTTGACAGGAAAAATAGTAGCATTTAATTGTAGGAGTCAATCACCTACAGATATAGTAAAATATATCATACATCCCCCAAAAGCTGTGCTACCCCTATTTCCTGCTCGAGTCCGCCCGATTAAAGGACGAGTAATATTAGTAGAAGGTATATTTGATGTACTAAATCTACATGATAAAGGGTTAGAAAATAGTGTTTGTTGTTTTGGTACAAGAAACATAGATATAGAAAAATTAAAACTATTAAAAATGAGTGGAGTAACAGGCATAGATTTATTATTTGACCCCGATGATGCTGGGCAAAATGCTGCAGAAAGAGTTATTGAGATGTGTGAAATAGCAGAAATACTACATAAGAATATTAGATTGCCCGCAGCATTAGGGGATGCAGGGGCATTAACAAAGAACAAAGTAAAAGATTTAAAGGAAAGATTATATGGCTAAGATAGCATTAATAGAAAGTAAACCCAGTCGTAATGACTATGTAAGATTATTTAACAACGAGTTTGACTTTGAGCAGTTTCAACTGTGTTCAGACCCAACCATAAAGAAAGTATTAAAACGAGACTGTGACATTGATATTAATGTTGATGACTATGATTGGGTAATACTTATTGGGTCAGAATGTTTGAAGTATTACACAAAGCAAAGCTCAGTAACAGAATACAGTGGTAGAGTTATAGACGAGAAGTTTCTACCAGTAATAAACCCAGCAATGTTAGCTTTCAAACCAGAGGCTAAAAAGACTTGGGAAGAATCAGTAACAAACATAAGTAAGTATGTGAAAGGAGAACTAAAAGTATCAAAACTCGGTTCTGATAAAGCATATGGTATACAAGATACTGAACAATTCATAGAGTTTCTAAACAAGGCTTTAGAAGCACCTTATGATTTCATTGCACTTGACTCTGAGACAACAGGATTATACCCAAGAGATGGTTATATGCTTGGACTAAGTATATCCTATGAGCCAGACCACGGTGCATATATTGATACTGACTGCATTGATGAACGAGTAGAAGAATTACTACAAGAATTATTCAATAAGAAGCGAGTAGTATTTCATAATGCTAAGTTTGACTTAGCCTTCTTTGAGTATCATTTTGGATTTAAATTTCCAAGATTTGAAGATACTATGTTACTACACTATATGTTAGATGAAAATCCAGGCACTCACGGCCTAAAACAATTATCTCTCAAATACACTCCTTATGGAGACTATGAGAAACCAATGTATGATTGGATGGCAGATTATTGTCGTAGAAATGGAATACTCAAGAATCAATTTACTTGGGACATGATTCCTTTCGATATTATGAAAGACTATGCAGCTCTTGACGCAGTATGTACTTTTCTTCTTTTCCAAAAGTTTGAAAAACCTTTACTTACTAATGAAAGATTGTATGGAGTATATCGAGACATACTCATACCAGGTTGCCGATTCCTTACAGATATACAAGATACAGGCGTACCCTTTGATAAAGGAAGGCTAGAAAAATCTTCTGTGCTTATGCAGGAACAGATTGACGAAGCAATTGCTAAGTTATATACTTACCCTGAAATTAAGAAATTTGAGAAGATTACAGGAAAAGATTTCAACCCTAACAGTACAATGCAACTTCGTTCTTTACTCTTTGATTATATTGGATTAGAGCCAACAGGTAAGAAGACCGGCACGGGTGCGGACAGTACTGATGCGGAAGTGCTAAAAGAGTTAGCTGAGAAACATGAAGTACCTCAGTTAGTGCTTGACATAAGACAGAAAGTTAAAATCAAGACTACATATCTTGATAAAATTTACCCACAGCTTGACAGAGATAGCAGACTTCGTACAGGTTTCAACCTTCACGGAACAACATCTGGACGTCTTTCAAGTAGTGGTAAAATGAATATGCAACAGATACCAAGAGACAATCCAATTGTCAAAGGTTGTATCAAAGCTACTCCAGGCAACAAGATAGTTGCAATGGACTTAACAACAGCAGAAGTTTACTGTGCAGCTGTACTTGCTAATGACAAGAATCTTATGAATGTATTTAAGTCTGGAGGAAACTTTCACTCCAATATTGCAAAGATAGTCTTTGACCTTCCTTGCGAAGTTGATGAAGTTGCAGAACTATACAGTACGCAAAGACAGATGGCAAAAGCTGTTACCTTTGGTATTATGTATGGAGCTGGACCAAAGAAGATTAGTGAACAAGTAACAAAAGACTCTGGTACATATTTTAGCATGAGTGAAGCAAGTGGAGTAATTAAAGATTACTTCGAGCAGTTCTCTGGGCTTAAGAAATGGTTAGACAATCAGAAACAATTTATACAAGATAACGGTTTTATTTACTCTCATTTCGGAAGAAAAAGACGACTC